ACGTCATAATATTACCCTTTTGCTTTTCTATAAATTACATAACACCGTTCATTAATGTCATCTGGCACCATTGATCCGTTACTAAACGAACTGTCTTTTTTAACCGTCTCGCCATCCATTCCAACATGCTCATCTCTAACTAATCCGTCTCGTTGCGTTACCCATTCTTTGAATTCTATCTTCTTCGTTTGCATTGCAGCAATTTGTCTGCCGTTATTTGTGGCGCCTACTATTTCAGTTCTTGCTATCCTCAACGAACGCATAGTTTGACTTGAATTGAAGAACTCTGTTAATTTAGTAGCGGTTTCTTCTATTGATAAATTATTCTGAACCGCACCTTTTAAAATTTTATCTATTTTATTTTTAGATGTCGTATTTACTTGTTCTGCGTATGTCAGAGATTTTTTACCAATAAATTTACTTGCGTTTGGATCGGCTACGTTATATGTGCCACCAAACTCTTTAGCTAAATCGGAAGCCGCTAATTCTAATGCTGTGGCTAATTCGCCATAACCAGCATCTTTAAATTTCTTGACCCATTTCTTATAATCAAATGAAACGCCATCAGTAGAAAACTTATGAAATTTGCTACGATATAAATTGGCGATCACTTCTTTTTCTTGCTCTTTAAATAGTTTTGCTAATACAATTTTGAAACTCTTTATACCTTTAGCGTTAATTTTATTTAAGTCGTTAATTGATTTTTGTATATAAACTCGATTCTCAACATTGGCATTATGTGTTTCAATTTCTTTGATAGTTGTTTTAATATCTCCAATCGTTCCACCACCGTTAGATTCGATTTGTTTCCTACGGTATAATAAATCTATGTCTTTAATAAAGTTTTCCGTCACACTTTCTTCTGCAGATTCATCCATTCCAATATCTTCTATTGCTGTTAAACTAAACGGCACATAAAATAAGTCCATTGCCGGATTATCGACTGGATCTTTACCTAAAATATCTTGTCTAATCTCATTAGGTGAAACAGCTCCCATTGCAAACATCTCTTTATATCGTTTACCTTTTTCATCTAAGTCGGGATTTAATGCAGCTACCTTAGATAAATCAAAATGAAACTTGACATCTTTTTCATCTGTGATCTCCGGTAATAGATATTCAGTAATAGTTTCTTCTAACTTTACTATCTCTGATTTAAGATTATCCCAAAATAGTTGGTATTGAATATCAGTATTCGCCAATACGCTTGAATCTTTAAAACGCATTTGTAAGATAGGTGGAACACCAAATACTTGAGCAATCGTTTCCTTGTTCCATTCGCGCTGCTCCATGTATTGCATATCACGATTATTCATTTGCATTTGCTGATATTTGAACCCATGCGTTAAGAACATTATCTTACCAAAATTCTTTGTTCCTGTATAATTGTCTTCGATATGTTTCTTAACTTTCGTTCCTTCTGTTGGACTTATATGTTCAGCAGTAGAAATTAAACCGCTTGCTTGAGCGCCAGACTCAAATGTTTTCTTACTTGCATTAACGGCGTTTATATCTAATATAACTTCATTCTCTGCTGCTGATATTGGCGACATGCCACGTAACGGTTCGAGCGGATTAAAGAATCTTAAAAATTGCATATACTCAGGATCAATTCTAATTTGCGTACCATCAGGCATCGTATAAATATAGTGTGAAACAAGATCCCTGCTATCTGGAACAATTCTAATTAAGTCAGGTCTTGTTGGAAACATCGCGGTTACTGGTCTGCCGAACGCTTGACGATCAAGCAACCAAGGACTTTCACCTGTTAATTGTAAATAACCAATTGTCTGTTCCCAGAAGTCATACTTGGTTTGCCAGGGATTTGGCTTGGTAAATATCTTGTATTCTTCTCTCGTTTTGGTTACATCCTCAAATTCATCATCACCGGTTTGTTTTAATATTTGAATTGGTAGCATGGCAATTGATTTGGCTTTAACATTAACTGCTCTATAAATAGGAGCTAATGCGCCATATAATTCCATGTACTCGGTTGTGTTTTTTGGGGATGTTTTCCCAAAAGCGCCCGATGTCTTGTCAAACATTAGTTCGGGATATTCTTGGCTGTTAGCGGTAACTGCTTTTATATTATTAGCAATGTGGATACGATCTATTGCTTGCTGGAATATATTCATAAGCCCCCGCTCCCAGTTTTTTAATTAGTTTATCATATTAATTTTAATGAATGAATAAATAAGTACGAGTGCGCTGAATGTAATAAAAATAAAGACAAAACAAATGCCATGCCAATACAATATTTTAGCCGGTAACTGCGCTTTTTCAACTTCACTCCTATTCGTGTTTAGTGAAAAATAGTAACTAAATAACCCGAAAGCTATATATATTACCATGAGTAATATAATAAACAAATCTGGTAAGATAAAACAGCTATTGTTCATTTTTGTACCTTTTTATAATTTTTGCATTTTTCTGATGTACCGCTTAAAATAACATCTAATGGTATTTTAGGACATACTACCCAGTTTTCATTACTATCTTTTTTATTATAATGTTTACAAGACTTACATTTTTCCATTGGTTTCTTATTCATATCCTCACTCCTTTATAAATCCCAAATTGGTTTTATTAATATCTTGTGTGTTTTACATTCGTATGTAATCACTCCTAATTGTTTAAGTCTTTTTTTGATACCTTTGCAAGCATATCCTTTTTTAATTCGTTGTTTGTAAAGTTTTAGATAAAACTCTTTAAGTGATCCTTCAGCTTTTGATGTGTTAAAACGTCTGTTTGATTTACTCATTACAAGCTCTATCCGTTTCATTGTTTTACCTTCCAAAAATGTTCACATTCTTTTTTCTTTTTATTATACTTAAAATCAGACCAAGTTTGTCTATATTCATTGGTTGGCGCTGTATATCTCCAACACTTCTTTTTAATTGGACAATTTTTTCCATTGCATTTTGCTATATCGGTCATTATTTACTCCTTTAAATGTTGTTGTGTTTATTAATGAAATTATACGCCCTTGTTATTCTATCATTATAATAATATTGAAACGGACGATGATTATTTCTCCATGATTGTGAAACATATTTCTTTGGAATATCAGTAATGGTCATGTTATGTAATTTATAGTATTTTTTTATCCAAATATTTATAGAGTTTCTCATTTTATATGTTAAATATTAAAACACCGGATTCACTTAATAAACACCATACACCCATTATAAGTGCATCTGCTTTATCAGGTGATTTGCCCCCCGCTCGTAATTTGTATTCTTTTTTAGGTTCGATAAACCATACCATCGGCTCACCAAGTTTAGCTTTCCATTCACATTTACGTGAAGTTAGCTCTGCTACACACTGAGTATCAATATTTAAAATTAATAATCCCCACTCCGGAACACTTCCTTCAACTAACAATTTAGTTCTATACCATGCTTCTGCATTCTTATTTAATAAATCTACTTGTTCTCGTTCAACAATCATTTCAGCCTTACCACCACCCTTAAAGGCAACGCAACTCAAATCATCTTCAAACCATTCTTCAAATATGCTCTGTACGTGTGATCCTTCTCCAACTGCATCATTGACTAAATAGAATAACGGCATTTCTAATTCGCCTTCAGCTTCTTTAACTTTCTTTTTCCACGCCTCTATATCATCTGCAATTATGTGATAAACTATTTTGAGCGATTCATTATGTTTGGCATTCCATTGTTTTAATTCGTTATACTTGGTAATTGGTTGAATCCTTACTGTTTCCGTATCATCGTCTTTACGAATTGTTTCTCTAATTTCACTTGATTCCAAGCGACCAAGAATATTCGTATCGGCACCTTGACCAGCAACATCCCAACTGTAAACAATCTTATATATTTTTTCAGGTTGATCATATTTTTCATCTCCTACTCTATCTTTACAACGTATTACGTCATGATAATTAATTGCAGCATTTTCATCTTGTTTGGGATATTCCCCTTTAACACGAGCATATACAATAGCGGATTCTTCACCATAAGTATCTATTAAGTCTTGTACTGCTTGTGGATCTGCTAATTCAATATAGTGTTCTGGATCTTCTTTATATTCTGGCGAATTAAATAAATCATCTGTTGATATAGTTATTAATTTAACACGCTTATCGTACTTTTCTAAATCAACAACCGTTCCAACATTGGCTGTAGGATTAAATACAACTAATGCTTTAGCTCCTTTATCTAATAACGAGCCTTCAATTGCTCCCATTACAGCCGGCGGCGTACTCATTGCTTCATCAACAATAAATAAAGTATGAGCAGAATGATGTCCTTGAAATGCTATTGCCTTTGCGTTTGGATCAGATTGCGAACCTTCTATTTTTGGTGATATTCCGACTGATAGATATTTTGGGAATTGATCGGGATATGGTGTGAAGTCTGTCAGGTTAATTGGAGCTTTGTCAAATCGATCTCTTACTTTAATATAATGTTCTCGAATTGCCGTCCATTGCATTGTTTTAACTGCGCCATAATTAGTGGCTGTGGTAACTATCCTGGCGTTTGGTCTGTATAAATCTAACCATGTCCAATGAATTGCTGCTAATACCCAAGTCTTTCCTACGTCATTGCACGATCTAACTAATACGATTTTCTTATCACTAAAGAATACAGCTTCGATAATCTCTTTTTGTTTGCTCCAAGGTATTCCAAAGTGATCGGTTACGTAT